TGCCTGACATGTAGTCTCATACTCCAAGGCTTGATAACCTCAGACTATTGAGCGCGTCCATATCTATGGGCACATTACTCAATAAGATATTATTAAATAAATAATAATATGCTAGATAACAAATTAAATCTTATCCTGGTTTGGATAATATCTAATTGGTTTCCTAGTATCCCTATTGAGGTTCGTAAATTAATTTTACGTACATGGATCGAGTTAATCGGCTCATGGATTTCTAATAACGGAATACCTCACACAATTAAACGTATCAAAATGATGCGTCTTATTGTGACTCGGTATTTATGTGGTCAACCATTGTTGGTTAATGACCTCATGATTGGAGTAACCCGTGAGGGTTTTCCAACTAGTATACTCTTTATGAAAGAGTTATTAGATGCTGAGGATTCTCAATCAGTTTCTTTCATTCTGACATTACTCGGGATTTCCCGTGCAATGAAAGCAGATGGTAAAGTTAATTATAACTCTATCACTGATCCTTTCAAGGGAGTTGTGAAAACTCTTCCTAAAGATTTTATTAATCTTTTTGTTAAAGATTTTTGTTTAACAATGGAGGATAAGAAAGTTACTGTACATGATTTCTTTTTAACACTGAAATCAGGGCCTCTCGGTGGTCCGGCTATTTTATTAGCCCACCACGCCACGCGTTATTTTACGAGGCGTAACCTATGGGGACTGAACATCCTTTTAGGCGAAGAGGGGATGAGATGGTTTAAGGAGTTATTCTTAGCCACTAAACTTTCGAAGAAAGAAGTGGTAAGAAACCGAAAACTCCATATCATCCATGATCCTGAGTTGAAAGAGAGAGTGATTGCAATCTTTGATTACATTTCACAGTTGGCATTTGAGCCAATCTCGCAATATTTATTTAAAACATTGCGTGCTATCCCTCAGGATAGAACTTTCACTCAAGATCCAGTGATTCTGGATAAAAGAAATGGGGAACTTTTCCATTCGTTGGATTTAAGTTCTGCTACTGACCGTTTTCCTATAGACCTACAAGTAGATCTATTGGATTCGATTGAGCGTGCTGGTAACAAACCATACCGAGGAATCGGAAAGGCTTGGAAATCATTGATGGTTTCAGAACCATTTATGACACCAGAGGGTGATCTACTTTATTATAAAGTTGGTCAACCAATGGGAGCACGTTCCTCATGGGCAACATTTACATTGTCTCACCATTTGGTGGTTCAATATGCTGCTTATGAGTGTGGGCAGTACCCTTTCAAGGAATACATCCTCTTAGGAGATGACATCGTTATTTATAATAATGATGTTGCACTAAGATACAAGGAGGTAATTAACTCTTTAGGAGTTGATTGCTCCCCAAGTAAATCTCATACTAGTGAAAACACGTATGAATTTGCGAAGAGATGGTTCCGTAATGGAATCGAAATCTCGGGTGTGCCTCTTAAGGGATTTCTCGCAAACTGGAAAAATCCAGTTTTACTATTCCAGGATATACTAGCTTTAGTATATAATGGGCGAGGACCTAAATCCATAATAAATAGCGTTCAACTTGCTATAGACCTTTTAAAAGGGCTGGGTTATTCCAGATCTCAACAGAGATTCTATACAAGTATGTTCGAAGATATACGATTTACTTACCGTGTATCTAAGGACTTTCCAGACTTTGAATTGTTAAGACAGTTCTTAGCAAATGCTAGTTCTGGGAACGAATATATTATGCCAGCTACGGAAGCAACTCTATTAAAGGAATTTAATAGAACTTCCTCACTGGTTGTGAATGGGATGGTGATGAATGTATGTCATACTTTAAGTAAGTATTACGGAAGCTTTAAGAATAGCTTTCCTTCATTCATTAGCACTGCATCCAGTGTAATTAACACGGATAAGTTGTTTAAAACTCATCCCTTATCTTATGCATTATTTTCATCAGTTTCAACTTTTGAAGAAATGAATAAGGAGTTAAATTACACCATGGATCTTAACAGACAGTTAACTACTGTTACTGTTTTAGATCTAGAGAAACTAAGTTTTCAATCGCGTACTGCGATTGATGTGATATTCACATACCGAACATTTGCTCGGAAACTTAGACTTGCGATTCAGTTTGATCCTTATGAGTATGTAGCGAAAGCGCAGAGTATGCGTTTTGCGAGATCCTTAATGGATATCAGAATTGCCTTTACAAAAGACAATCCGCTACTTAAAACAGGGATGCTAGTAAGTCCTTTAGACTTATCTATGCCAGACTGGTAGAGTGTAAAAACTCTCGCGGCCCGCCTGCGTTACAAAGGTTGGGAAGTGGCTTAAAAACTACTAAAGGTTAGTTACCTTCGGTTTTTAAGTTGGCTCTGAGGGGTGTGAGCCCAGGAACTAGTAATAGTACACTGAACTCGGAGCCTGCCTACTGTAGTGATACAGTAGAC